GGTTAATATAGGTCTATATTGTTTATCAACCCAATGTTTAGCTGCCCAATCCAAATATTCATCAGGCACATCTTTTAGATAAAACCCTTTATATTTACCAAATGGCAACGGTGTATGTTTTCTGGATACGTGGTCTTTCTTCATGTTACTGTCCGTTTACAAATTTTTCCCATGAGATAAAGTCTCTTAACTGCCACGTTCTTTGTTTAAGTTCTGCCATCACCGATTCTATTACGGAGATAACTTCTTCGTGGTAGACCTTCTTTTCAAGTAATTTGATAAGGTCTTTGTCTGCTTCTAGGTAAGTATTGATATCCGATTTGAGTGCAAACTGGAATGGTTCCCATCCGTATTGTTCCAATTCTTCTTCGGACATTTTGCCAGTAAAGTATTCCCACTTTACTTTACGCATACGTAGATAATCAAAGTGTGCTTTCTTTGATGCAATCTTATGTTTAGTAAGGATGCCAAGATACTTACTATGATATTTGGGAATGTTTAATAGTTCTTTAGATGGTTCAGTTTGGTCAATAACCGCATCCGATTCCCACATTTTTAAAACTTGTTCAAGTGTTTCCATATCTATTCATCTATCTATTCAAATAACAAAATCTCTTTAGAAATCAACAACTTAATGTCATTTTATCTATTCAAAACATTATAACACAAAATGATTACACTGTCAAGTATGTGTATGACTGATATCTAAATGTTGCCGTTGCGGTCATTATTGTGTCCGCAGATTGTGTGGTATCAAATCTAATATCACTAATACTCAAAGGAAAAACATTTAGATATTGTATTCTTAATATTGGATTATTCAGTCCGCTTAGAATCGTTAAAGTGGCATCTGAAAAATGTTTGTTTGTTTGCAATTCTTTACTGCCGTCACGTTTTTCAAAACCATCGGGGTCTGCCATGGTAAGAAACCAATCATATATGTTTTTCCATCCCTGCAATTCTTCATCTAATATGAATTCTACAGTCAATGGATCATAACTCAATTTTGTACCAGGCGAGTACATATCCAAAAATGGCGTTGCTCTATTCACTTCACCCAATGTAACACCAGGAAGATTAACTGTTTGACAGAAATATTGAGTTGTTCTGATTCTATCAAACGTTAATAGAAACTTGGTAGGTTGAAGTAAATTGGTATTTTGTGGTGTTCTGGTTATTGCAGACATTTTATCTCCTCTACTACTATTTAGGAGCCAAAAAAAAGACCACCCGAAGGTGGTCTTTAAGTATCACTCTATGGTGACTTTTTATCTTACATCAAGTTTTTAACTTGGAAGATACGGTAGTACACGTTAGTACGTGGGTTCAATGCACCGTTGCCAGATGCAAGACCGTTTGCGAATGGGTTTGCAACCATGCCGTAACGAGTCTTGAAACCAATTTTTGGTTGGAATGTGAACTGGTCAACTGCACGAACCATTTGTAGAGGAACGTATGGGCAGTAGAATAGACCAGCGTCATAAGGAGAAGAACCCTTATAACCGATTGTAACCAATTCTTGATTAGATGTGTAACCACCGAAGTATGGGTCGATGTAGACCTTGATACGACCGTGCAACATACCAGCAAATGTATTGCCTGTGTCATCAACTTGTAGGTCAGCAGATAGAGCTGGTGTGTATTGTAGAACACCGGCCATTGCCATAGCAGAAGCAACGTCAGATGATACAATCATCACGTTACCTTTACCTCTACGAGTTTGTTTTGCAATAACGTTAGCATCACGTTCAATTTGGAAAATCAAACCTTTGAAACGTTCAACTGACCAACGACCGTTAGAATCTGTGTCCAAGTCAAATGCACCAGCAGTTGTAGTACCATATTGAGCACCTGCAACAGCAGTTGTATAGATTGTACGGATAACTTCACGGTTAATTTCAGACAAAATTTCTGTAGAAAGAATGTTTGACAACTCTGTTTCTGCGTCCAAGCCATGAATTGCCTTCAAGTCTTGTGCAAGTTCTAGAGAGTATTCTGCCTTCAACGCACGGCTTTGAGCAGTAACTGTAACCTTTTCGATAGAGAAAGCCATTTGTTTGAAAGGACTATCTGTATCAGCACCCAATGCTTCAGCAGTTGCTGTAGTCATTGCGATACCAGTTGTATAGTGGTTAGCAGTCAAGTCTGCAACAGGGCTTGTACGGATGTCAGTTGCGTTGTTACCACGGAAACCGTATGGGTTAGACGTAGACAATGCACCAGAGAATTCTGTATTTGCTTCGTTGAAGAATGCTTCGTTTGTGTTACCTGGACCACCTGATTGTGTGTCGTAACGAGCACGCATTGCGAAGATAAGACCTGTAGGTCCTGTCATTGGCTGAACGCCTGCAACGTCATAAGCAATCAAGTTTGGCAATGCACGGCGAACCAAGCTAATCAAGATTGGGTCGTAGTTAGAAATGCCAGAACCTGTAACGTTTGTTGGTGCAGCAGAAACAGCAGTTTCATTCAACTGTTGTGCAGCAGCGGCCATTTCACGTTGTTGGTTTTCCAAAACAAGTGCTGTAACAGCTTTCTTGTATGGATCTTTGATGGACTCTAGGCCTTCGTGTTCAAGCACTGGCGCCCATTTCTTTTGTAGTTCTTCGGTTAGATACATTAGTTTTCTCCTTGTTAGTATCTTTTATTGGTAAATTTTATTTATTTAACCAATGATTTAGAGATAATTTGTGCGTACTGAGCGATTGCAGGATCAATAGCTGCCGATGGCGCTTTTTCATCCTCAATTTCTACAGCTTCGTTAAGAGCAGAACTAACTGGTGCTTTAACTGATTGTTGGAAGTATGAATCTACCAATGTTTCTAGTTTGCGACCGAATTCTTCTTCAGTAGTAAACTCAACGCTCTCTGCGAGTGATTTAAGTTTTTCTACTTGTGTCTGCGTCAGGCCTTCACATACTGCATGTATAGCCTCGTTCTTTTTAAATTCGTTAATTTGTTTCTTCATTTCAACGTTACGTGAAATTTCTTCGTTGATAGAAGATTCCAATTCTTCAACCTTTGTTGTCAATTCTTCTACAACATCCACTTTTTCTTCTGGAATTTCAATGTAGTGTTCTTCGAATAGACCTTTTAGACCACGAATGAAATCTTCAACGATTTCAGAACGTAGGCCTGCTTCGATTGCCAATTGGTTTTCTTTGAACCATTCTTCAGCCATATAGTTGATGTAGTCATCCAACTTCTTAGCCAAATCTTCTTTAACTGCTTCAACAGCAACTTCGAATTCTTCGTACAATGCTTCTTCAACTTCTTCCATAATGGACTGTGAACGAGCAATAACGGCAGATTCAAAAATTGTGGTAGCTTTTGATTTGAATTCTTCTGAAAGTTCTTCACCTGAAAGCAATGCACCTACGTCTTGGTCCATTTGTTCTTTCATTTTTTGTTTCTTCATCATAGCCTTAATCATTGCTTTGTCTTCGGCTGCGTCTTCATGGCCTTCGCCTTTTTCTTCAGCAACAACTTCATCTTCAACTTCAACTTCTTCTGGTACTGCATGGAATGTTGCACCAGGATTTGATTGCATTGTTTGTGTTGCTAATTTAGCTTTGATGCGGTCACGGATTGCAGAATAGTCTGTTGCATTTGCTTGAACAGCTTTGTGTTCAGAACCTTGTGAGTCGGCAGGACCAGTTAGTTTGCCGCCAGGTTGTGAACCAACTGGTGGTGTTGCGCCTGGTGGTGTAGCTGTTGGAACACCTTTGGTGTAATCGCCTTCATCATCGTCTTGTTTCTTAACTTCACCTGCAACCTCACCAACATCTTTCATGCCATAAGCAACAGATGTAGGTAGTTTAGATGGACCATCTTTGTGACCACGAGCTACAGAAGCTTCAAAATTTTCTTTTGCACCTTCTGTTAGAATTGCTTTAGCGGCGTCTGTCAGATTAAATTTTCCCATTTTGAGAATCTCCTTGATTTATATTGGATATTTATATTTAAAGTTTTTTAAGGAAGTTTTCAAAGATTTTTAAACTTACTGTTTCAATATCTTTGCTTGATGCTTGCTTAATCTGTTGTTTAGCAATATCGTAATGTTGCTCGGTCCAAACACCGTTTACCAACATCCACTCCTTACCTTCCATAATACCTTGAACAAAAGCTCCAGGTGCAGAAGGGTCTGCTACAATATCTGCCGCTGTGGCCAGATGAAAGTCTCCTTGAACGACATTGATGCCGTTTTCCATTTTAAGAGAACCCATACCACGTGATGACACACCTAGTTGTGCGCCACCTTCAATAAGGTTTCTTGCAATGTTACCCATAGGGGTTTCAAGAATTTTTGCTTTGCCTATCCATGCATTTCCTTCTTGACGCAGACCAACAATTAAATGTGATACACGGTCAAGATTAATGGATGGGGTGTCTGGATGACCCAGTTCACCAAAGGCACGATTTTTAGAAATGTATTCTTCGTTATAACGGTTAACTTCGTTACGCATTGTTTCTTCTTTATACATGCGTTTGTTTTTGTTAACTGCTTCTGCTACTAGAAACGGACCTTCAATGTAAAGAGTTTTCTTTCCATCTTTTTCTTCCGTTAAGTATTGAACTGATTCGGTAAGTTCTCTAATTAATTTCATTTTGATACCTTATGGACGAATGCTGTATGGTGGATAATTGAACGCAGCAGGATCATTCATCTGACCACGTTGATAGTGTTGATTATCCTTACGTAATTCCATAATAATTGTATATGAACTGTTTGCAACCATGCCTCTAGTTGCAATACCAATATCACCTTTGCAACCTGATGAACCAGCAGCATTGTTTGGAATTGTAATCCAGTTACCTGCGCCATCAAATTCACCGTTGCCATTTAGATATAACATCGGCACAGGCGTTGCAGCATTCCAATATAACTGAACATCACCATCTGTTGAACAGTCATACCAAACACGATATGTGCTTAGACCATAATATGATAATGCACCTGTATTGGCTGTAGAAGATAGTAGGTTTGCTTTAGAAGAATCTAATGCACCGTATAATGTATTTGCTTGAATACGAACTGAGTTCGCTTCTTGTCCTGAACCATCAAATGAACCGGTTAATTTAATAACCACATGTTCAGTTGTGTCCTTCATTACTTGATATGTAAACGAATTTGACATTTGTAATCCCTGTTATTGTTTGAATTATATTTATACCAGTATGTCAAAGTTATTCTGTTGCAGCTGGTTCGGCTGCATAAATGACTTCATCTTCCGCAGTAGCACCAGTGGGATTCATTAATTGTTTTGCAACTTGAACCTTGTGATTTTCAATGTGAGACATTACCTTATCATGTAATGCTGAATATAATGCATTACGCATTTCATTTGGATTATCCATTTCTGCATAATCTACGATTTCTCTTGCTGTTGCCATGTTTTCTCCTAATTATAAAATACGTTTCAATCTGGTAAATGTGTTTTCAACTTCTTCTAAGCTGAGGTCACCTTTGACCGGTTTTGAACTACTGGAACTTTTTGCTTTTGGTTTTGATGACGAACCGCCACCACTTGAACCACCACTATCCTGACCTTGGTCTGGCATCAATTCTGCCTGCTGAACCATTTGGTCGGTTTGAATTTGTCCTAACATTTGCTGTTGTGCAACATCGTTAGTCACACCAACTGGCAATCCAAGACCCATTTCTTTTTCTTGTTCGATTTGACTATTCATCTCTTTAATCTCATCATCAGTTAGACGCAACACATTTTGTTGAATCCACTTTTGAGAGAAGTAACGACCTGTATAAGGGTCAACGGCTTGTAATAAAGTCAATCTGTTAGAAATTAATTCTGCTTCTTTTAATTCTGAGAAATTATTATCTCTAATGAAGTCGTAGTGTATGTTTTCTTTAAATAAATCAAACTCATCGTCTGTGCAAATACCTTTTAATACACATTGAATACGTAGTGCTTGATTAAATACATCCGAAAATTTGTTGCGTAGTCTATCAACAAACTTAGAAAATTTTAATTCGTCACGGGTAATTTCTGATGTTCTACCAAGTGAGAAACCTTGATTTGGTTCCAAACGAGAAATAGGAACACACAACGCACCATACAGTTTCTTTTGGAAATACTTAACATCTTCCAATTCACCTAGGTTTTGACCACCTGGCAATGTGGTAATCTCTGTGCCTTTGCCGCCTTCTCTACGTGGCAACCAGAAATCTTCCATCATAGACATGAATTTACGGTCATCACGGACCTCACCTGTGTTGGCATCATAGACAAGTTTGTTTTTATACTTAATCATAATGTCACGCAGGTATTGTTCTGCTTTTAATTTTGGTAAGTTACCAACATCAATGTAGAAAATACGGCGCTCTGGAGCTCTCGAAATTCGGTAAATGACCGTTGCATCCTCTATCATGCGTAGTTGATTGAGAGGCTTAATTGCTTTATGTAGATAACTCAGAACAACCGCACGGCGTGAATCCATAAGACCGGAAACCACCGAAATAATTGAATCTGTTGTGATACGAATACCAACAGGACCAAAATTGGATGCACTACCACTAACAACTTTGTCGTTGTAGATATAGTATTCATTAACTGGCTGCATAATATCTGCACCAGTTCTTTCATCTTTTTGTTTTCTCATTTCACGGACCTTACGCAATCTGCGTGGGTCGATGTAACGTAACTCTTTGATACCTTCTTGTGGTTTTTCACGGTCGATAATGATGTGGTAATACATTCTACCATCAACATAATATCTACGGAAGATATCTTGTGCCATTTTTCTGTAATCCAATAACCTTAATACGGTATTGAATTCTTCTTTGATGGCATTTTTAATTTTTTCTGGTTGTTTTAAATCGTCCAAAACAATTTTGGTAATCAAACCATCATCGTCTTGCACAATGGCTTCATTAACTATATCATCTATCGCAGATTCTATTTCAGGTTGCATTGCCATTTCACGATAACGTGAAATTAATTCTACCTCATTTTTTGCCGTGCCATCAAGGTCGACATACGTGCCGTAATAAGCGGCAGATGTAATAGTTAATGCCCCATCGTCTTGCGTTGGTGGTGCAAATGATTGTTGAACGGATGCTTCTTCCTCGTTTTTGTTACGAGAAATTGTAAAACCGAACAGTGAAAATTTATTGTCGTTTGCCATATTTTTACCTAATTATAAAATCAAAAAAACATGAAGGACCCGTGTGGGTCCTCCGTAATTATCAGGAAGTTGTATCTGTTTCCCAGAATTGATAAGCAAATGTGCAAGTGAATTCTTCAATTGCGTCATTTGAACCCCAATCAAGGTCGATTGGTGCTAGGTCTAACGGGAACATACCAACAAACTTATACTTCTTCAACTCTTGGCCAGTTTTTGCATATTGAATAACGTTTGCATCAACAGAATAACCACCAGAATTTCTTGCCGCAGGACTTCTTACGTTTCCTGCATGACTGTTCATAGTGTTCATCCAGTTTTCTAAAGCGTTTCTAATTGCAAAATCTTCATCGTTGATGATTGTTAATGTCCAGTCAGCAAATGTTCTGTTGCCTGGAAATTTCATTTCACGACCAAAATAATATACAGGAACAGTTCCAATTGAAGAACCTGGTAATTGTGCTGTCTTGGCCATAAATGTTAGTTTTTGGCCAGCAGATGTTGAATTAATTACGTTTGTTGGGAATACTAAAGACACAGAGAATAGATTGGGACGGGCACCGTCCCCAATCATATTTGCTCTGAATTCTGCTACATTGAATGACATTGTTTTCTCCTATATCGTTTATTTATTAAGCTGCGCCAACGATTGTTACGAAGTCAACACCTGTTCCAACAGCAACAAAGTTCAATTGAATAAAATTAACAGAGCGTGCTGGTTTGATGTAGATATCACCAACAAACTGGTTACTATCAATAACTTGTTGTGTGTTATTTGTTGTGTCACAAACAACTCTAAAGTCGGTTATGCCACGGCGACCTTGAATGTCACGTAGGAATGGTGAAACTAAAGAAATGAATTGTGTTCTTGTGAATTCATCATTCAACTCAAACATTGAATACTTAGCAGCTTGAGCAATTGCTTTCTCAAGTGTGATGAACAAGCGGCGAACGTTAATACGGTCAAATGCAGAAGGTTTGTTCAACAATGTTTTATCACCAAATAATACTGTTCCTTGTCCAGGGAAAGATACAACAGGGTTTACACCAGCTGCATACAATGTGTCACGGTATGATTTGTTTGGATTCCATGCCAACTTGATACAATTCTTAATTGCACCACGATTGAAACCTGCTGGTGAGAACCATGGATCACGAATGTTATCTGTGTAAACACATAGACCGGCAATATCACCGTTCAGTGGAATCCAACGGTATGTGTTATTGTATTTGTCAAATTGATATTTCCAACCAGAATCGGCAACAACGTATGATGAACTTCTAGATAGAGCGGTCAACCAATCTTGAATATTGTTTGTTTCGTTACCTGATTTATTAACAACATCTGAATATCTTGGAGAAATAAAGGCAACACAGTCAGCACGTCCAACAGCAATATTGTCAATTACGTATTGTTGAACTGCAACAGAATAATCACCAGTTAACACCAATGAAATATCAATAGATTCTTTGTTAGCAAATAAATCGTAAGCAGATTCTATGTTTCCATCTGTTGGTGTTGCATTTGAACCTGTTGTCAATTCAACTACTTGATTTGTTGCAGGACTTGCAAAATTAATTCCTGCAGCTGATTGACCCCATGTTGAATTTGTAGTAATATATTCAATTGGATCCATTGCATAAATGTATTTTGAGTTATTCAAAATAACTTGTTTGTAATAGTTTGTTACACCATTAATTGTTGCATCTCTTGCAGCAGAAACAAAAGCGTATGTTTCTAAAATTGCACCAGAAGAACCTGTGAACAAACCGTTTCTATCAACAACAACAATATGCATTTCATCATTTGTGCCATCTACTGAATCTGCATAATCTGATGTGCCTGGTGCTGATGTGAAATAGTTTTTGTAAGACCAAGTGCTATATGTTTCTGTGTTAGCACACACATGAACACTAATGGAGTTACCTAATGAACCTGGATAACGACCAACAAAAGGACCAAAATCGTTACCATTATTTGAATTCAAATAATTAGCTTCATATACATCTTCATTTTTGATTTGAACGTTTAATCCGCTGCCGTCAGTTGCATTGTTTGAGGATGCACCAACTGCACGAACAACACTCAAGTTGTTACCATAAGACAAGAAATTAGCCGCAGTAAAGAATGATACTGCTGTATCTGAATTTGGTTTACCATATATGCTGGTGAGAGTTATTTCGCTGTCTATTTGTTTTACTTTGTCTACTGGACCCCATTGAAATGCTCCAGCAAATGCACCGGCGGTTTGTTGAACTGCTGGAACAACGGTTGTTGCATCCACTTCAGCTACATTTACGCCTGGAGAGATTTGAAATGCCATTTTATTCTCCTTGAATTATTATGTTCTTTTGGCAAAATACCATAAGAGTATTTATGAAAGGCTGGTTTTATAACCTTTCCAATCTGTTTCTCATAAACTTTGCATAAGTTTCACCACCGTCTGCAAGTTCCCATAAATCACCACCCATGATTTCAAAATCATGTTCTAAACCATCTTCAATGATTGGAGCTGGTAAAACATCTTCGTCCATCTGGTTCATTTTTTCTAATTGAATTTGTTTTCGTATATCGTGATTTACAATTTCCTTAAAATATTGTTGAGTGGTTACCCAGCCAAAAATAACTAATGACATAACCAAGTCATCATTGGCACCTAAAGCCGCAGCAAAAGAGTTCTTTTGTTGTTCAAATGTGGTAAGTTCAGAGTAAGTATCAAAATCATTAATTAATAGTTTGTCACCTTCAATCAAGGTTTTCAGGTTAGAACAACCAATAGCCTTGACTTGAGGCGACATTTTTAAACCCATTTGTATGCCACGGGCAAAACCTGCACTCAATTGTTGTGGTTTTTTGTTGCCAGTAAATACTTTCCATAGGTTTTCATATTCAAAATCTTGGTGTAACGAATCTGCCACTTGTGGATTGTTGTTAATTTCTACCAATATATACGCATCATTATAATATCTTGCTGCGTTATATATGACAGTAGGGAAAAGAATAGGTGTTATTGATGAACTTGCATAAGTGGCCACCTGTTTATATGGTGTTTCAGAAATATCAATAACTTGAAAGGCTGAACTGTCAAGGTTTTTACCTTCAGATACGTCAACACAGATACAATATAGGTGGTCAGATTTGGCACCATTAATTTCTCTAACAGGATGTTCATAAATTTTCATCATGTCGTGGTTGGCCACAGGATCACGATAAACAATAGTCTGTAATTTGTAACCAGATATTAGAGTATTTGATGAACCCAAGAATTCAGTTTCAAATTCTTGTCTGAACTGGCGCTCACTTGTGTTACGGATTGTTTCTTCTTTCCATGCTTCATCACGACCTGGCACCATAGACCAGTGAATCTCGAAAGTCTTGTAGTTATTCTTCTTGTTGATTGCATCCATCCACAACTTGTAAAATAGGTTCATACCGTTTGGTGTAGACACAATAATAATCTTGGACGTTTTACCTGATGAAATTACAGGGTAAACTGAGTTAAAGAATTCTTCAGCAATATTATTCGGAACGAACGCAAATTCGTCCAAGAATACACAGTTAAAAGAACCTCCACGAATTGCAGAACTAGATGTGGATGCCGCAATAATCTTAGAACCGTTTTCAAGTTCAACGTTACCTTTGTTCCATACCACGACACCTTGTTGTAACCACATAGGTAAGTTTTCATATGCCAACTGGTATTTGGAAAGAATATCACGTGCAAGAGAACCCTTGTTGGCCAAAACGGCCACGTTTTGTGTATCAGTAAATAGTGTCAACCACAAAAGATATGCAACCGAGGTGGTGGTTTTACCAACCTGACGAGGACACTTCGTGATAGAGAAACGATTTTCGTGATAGGTCTTAATCATTTCTTTCTGAAATGGCCACATCTTAAACTTCATTAAACCTTGGTCAACGTTAACAATCTTGATGTAGTTTTCGGCAAAATAAACTGGATCTTTGGCACATTTAATATACTCATCAACCTGTTCTTGAGTATAATCTACTTTTACACCCGATTTTTTTAATAAAGGATTATCTCTATAAGAATCGTTGGCGTTTAATTGACCGTAGTCATCATCATCAATCATTCTTTACCTTTGATGAGTTTATTTAACTCAGCGGTTGAACCAACAAAGATAGCTTTGTCGATTTTGGTTCCAGTTTCATCTTTCTTTTTACCATCCATATCACGCATTTGTTTCTGAACATTCAATAGTTCTTTGTTGGCATCTACCATATTTTTTAATAAAGTGGCATAAACCTCAAACGCACGTGGGTGTTGACCTGCACTGGCAATCTGACGTAATTCTTCCATTGCATCTTTACCCGAATCAATCAAGTCTTGTAGATTTGATTTTGTTTGTTCATAAGAATCAACTAAATCTTGCTTCAAATCCAAATTATCAACAGGAGATTTTGGCTCAACAGGAACCAATGGTTGTGAAACCGGTTCAACTGGTGTTACTTCAAAAAATTTTTCCATGTTTTTGTCAAATGTATTCATATTTTTTTATTTATTTTAATCAAAAATGTTGTGTGGTAGATTCCATGCACCATCAGTGAATGTTAATAAAAGTGTTGTTTGTGACAAATTATTATTTCCTCTAAATGGCAACCACCAAGTTACTCCAGAACTTTCATTGATTACACCGTAACCATTTGTCCAACGTGCATTGTCAAAAGACATTGATGTATATTCGTTTGATGCCATAGCACTGCTTGGAACAATATACATTATTTGACCTTCAGTACCATCAGCCAAATGATATTGATTACCAACACTAGATGTTCTTGGCGTTAACTTATTAATTAATGCTGTTACATCTAATTGATAAGGATCGGTTTCGTTCCAAACTGCAGCTGCGGTTCTTGCTGTAATTGATCCAACATTTGCAACACCTTTGCCACTAAACTCTATGGCCAAATCTGAACCAGAAGAAGGTATAACTAAAGTTCCATCTTCTGTGTAGTTCCATTTTTGTAGGAAATAATTGATTGTTTCTTCGTTTTCTGGACTTGGATTTTGATAATTAACCACGTCCATTGTGTATGCATAGTTTGTATTTTCAGCAATCGTGACCGTTGTGTTACCACTACCTACTTGAGAACTGGTTACAGTTGTTGCTTCAGGAACTGTAACGTATGTGTGAGCTCCCCATGTTGTTGAGTTTGAACCAAAATAAGTTCCTGGTAATGTTCCGTCAATTGGTAATTGATATATTGTTGCAATTGCTTTGGTGCTGTTGTTTGGATATGCATGACCGGTAATAAGGATAAAATCTCCTTTTACATCCATTCTTCTACGACCCAAACCATTATTCTGTGATGCACCGGGAATTTCTAAAGAGTTTGCCCATACCAATTCACCATTTGCTGAGTGTAATTTGTAAATGATAAATGCATCTTTTGTATTTGGATCTTCTGTTGCACCCATAACATATAGATAATTATCGCTATATTTTATGGAAGCAATTCTTGGATCAAGACCTTGAATTTCTTTTTCCCAAAGTAATGTATTGTTTGCAGAGAATTTGAAAATGTTGGTCCATGCAGCTGCATACCAATTATTTGCGCCGTCATATGTTAGTGATGAAATTATTTCTCCAGCTGCACTAACTTGATTTGACCATTGATATACACCTTCTGTATCAAATTTGTGAACTTGGCCGGTATCTGTTCCAACATAAACACCACCTCTATTTGGTAACGCCATTACAGAATGTGCGTTTGCTGTGTTTAAATTGAAGTGTGTAAAATATAATTCACCAGTAATATCCAAACCAGTGATTAGGTTATGGTGACCAACATAATAAGGGAATTCTTCATCGTCAACAACCAAATCTCTTGAGTCCGTAGAATCTGAAATTAATGTGTTCCAAACATTTTGACCAAGATAATTAAATTTTGTAACGAGTGTTGCTGCATTATCTGGAATATTTGTTAACAAATAAACATTGTTGTTTGCATCAACATAAACAGAATCAGCATAACTTGCTAGTAAAGTATTATTCACGTTTGCGGCTGGAACCGAATTTCTCCAGTAAACTAAACCATGTGAATCGAATTTAATAACTGTTGATTGCGGAAGACCAGTAACTTCATTTTGTGTTGTGAACGAAGCCAATATATTATTTTCACTATCATATGCAACACTAGTTCCGTATGCATTGTTGGCTTGCGTTGTGGTTTGACCAAATAACAAACCCCACGCTTTTAGTTGATGGTGGTCATTGCCAATTTCCACTTTTGTATTACTATACATTGTGGTGTCCAAGAACAGAATATCACCAAGTGATGCAGTATTTGCTTTGTTATATGCGTTCTGTGCGAGTTCTTGATTTGTTTCGTAATAGGTATTTGATACGTTGGAATTATGAGAAACGGTATTATACAACTCGGTAAAGTTGTTGTTTGTTTTACCAAAAGCAACTCGTAACGAATCGCCTTTGCCATCGTTTGCTCTAATACCAAGATTGATAATTTGTTTGGACATTTAATTCTCTCGTTTTTGTTACTGGTTTGCAGCCTTGTTAATTGTAATAACTTCTGCCAATGTGTTGTCAGCCTTAGCTTCTTCTTTGTCAACAGACATATAATCGATATCTGTTGTAATTCTACCAACTGCATCAACTTCAACAAACTTCAATGGGTTCAAGTTATAAGAAGTAAAATTGTAGTTTGCCAATGTATTAATTCCGTATATAGGTTTGTCGGACACAAAGTTTCCTGTTAATTCTTTTAAACGTAAGATGTTGTCGGTAAATTGAACAACAATTCCTGTTGCTGTAGCTTCATCTGATGTGTATCCTTGATATACAGTTTCACCAACTTTATATGTTCCATAACCAGAATCTAAATCCATATAAAATTCTATCAATTCATCTTGTCTCACTTGATTATATACAGATACAAAGGCTCGATTAATAACACCCGTTTCTCTGAATTTACCAAATATAAAACCTTTAACTGTGAAATTTAAAGTCCATATAATCATACGGGTTTCATT